GTATCAATCGTACCAAACCCACTGGTGATAGAACCAGAGTCAAGTGCGCCTACAGTGGTAATATTGGAAGTTGTATCGAGTGCGCTTTCAAAGAATGTTTCAAAGTCAGACAGTGCAACTTGCTTCATAGTTCCAGCGTCATTAACAATCAACCTGTCAGCAGCAGCAAGTGTAGTTGATGTAGCTGTCGTGTCACCATCTATTAAGTTTAATTCTGCGGTTGTAGCAGTAACACCATCAAGGATATTAAGTTCTGCAGCAGTGGATGTAACATTGGTGCCACCAATATCTAGTGTAGTTACAGACACTTCTCCAGCAACTGTAGCAATACCGTCTGCTAGTGTAATTAAATCGGTGTCATCAGTGTGACCTATAGTTGTGCCGTTGATAATTACATTATCTACAGTCAAAGTTGTTAACGTACCAACTGACGTAAGATTAGGCATTGCCGTAATTTCGTCATCAAAATAGGCAGCTAAGTCTGTGACCGCCACCTGTTTCATAGTTCCTGCATCGTTGAATACAACACGATCCGCATCAGCTACAGTGGTAGATGTAGCAGAGGTGTCGCCATCAAGAATGTTTATCTCTGTTGTGGTGACCGTAGCACCATCTAGTATCTCCAGTTCAGCTTCAGATATACCAGCACTACCGATTGTTAGTGTGCCGGATATATCTACGTTACCGTTAATGTCAATGGTAGTGGCAGCAATTTGTACTTCAGAATCAGCAACCAGATCAAGCTGTCCATCTGTGCTTGAGTTAATGTAGATGGCTGTATCACGGAACTGTAGTTTTTCTGTGCTGGCTACAAGTATGTCATCCGAAAATTCAAAGTAATCTTCGTCTTCCATCCATTTGAGTACACCGTCACTTGTCTCACCGTCGAAGGTAATCGTGATGTCTGTGCCTGATGTTCCCGCGCCAAACGTAAGGGTGTTGCCCAACAGCTTTGTAATCGGGCCACCCTCTGCGGTAGTCCCATCGTGTGTGTGTCCTGTGCTGGCGGCGAAAGCAGCTAGTAGCTGATTAAACTCATCGTTGGTGTGAGCAGCGGTGATGGTATCGCCGTCAGTGTAGGATGATTGTCTGGTATAAGTAGCACCCATCTAACGTCTAGCTCCTGTTTGAAATTCTAGTTGAAACCCCTTGAGAGAGTAGGGAGCGGTAGTACCCCCATCGTTTACTCGTAAAGCCACAGCAAACCCCGAACCTTCTACAGACTGCCTGACTAGGGGCTGAGATGCACCGCCGTATGTTGGTGTTCCGTATACAGATGTGCCGTAGATAGCTGCAACGTCAGTAGAGTCTAGTGCGTATGCTGCAGGGCGAGGAGCGTCTACGGATTCGTAGTCATATCGAAGAAACAAGTCAGCATCGATTGTAGAGTCTGGTTTGTAGTTTACTATAACACGTTGCATGTGTTTACGTATGCCAGCGTCACCGAATGTGAGGTCAGGGCCACGATACTTGCCTAACACAGCCGTGCCGTCGAAGTCATTGCCCGATTCTTGGCGGTGTATGTATCCTGTTTGGTTTGCACCGTGTAAGACAATCACGTTGCCGTCATCTACAAATGTATCTGTACACGCTGGTTTTATGCCACGTAACTCCGCAAACTCAAACTTCTGTCCCTTCATCACGCAAATCACCCCTTTGGTGATTGTTTCTGCAGTGTCAGCTTTGGTGAAGAATATACGGTATTGGGTTTTGTCGGGGATAACCAAACTTTCAAAACTAGCAGAGTCTGCAATGTTTTCGTTGAAAAGAGACTGTACGTTCGCACTTATAGTGCCCAACTCCACGTCACCAATCCTTGCTGTACCTGCGACTGTACGCAACCCGTCAGGACCAAGAAAGATGAGGTCACCAGCAAATTCTTGAATAGTGAAACCATTTAAGCAGCCAATGTTACGAGTAACTGGTACGACAGCAAAATCACTAGAACTGCTGCCACCAACTTTAAATATCCTGTTTTCACAAAAAATAAATAGATTGTCACGAAAGACTTTAAGACCTGTAACGGTGTCATCAACTTTGATACTTCCTGCACCACTGCCGCTAGAAAATGCGTCTTCGTCGAATGGCTGGCTAAACACTACTTCTTGTGGTGTACTAGACTTACCAGCGTAGAACATGTGGTTCTTGAATGCCGCTACAAACTTAGAACCAGCAACGCTACTCTCGCTTACATCTGTAGCAGAGAACGAAGTGTTAAACACGGTAGGTGCGTTGGCTTGGTCAACCACAATCATCTTGTCGTTGCCATCAAAATTAAACCGCTCGAAGTTGTACTTCGCTGCACTGGTGCGTCCACTGTCGATGCTTGTCCAGCTAGACCCTCCGGGAGTGGCTTGAAATATGCTAGTGCCTCGTGCTGCAACTACTTTACTTGCGAATGAAGCAACTAGCAGAATAGGTTCAGAAGAGTCTGCTGTTTGCGGAACCACGCCCGTCACATATTTTGAAAATCCTTTGATACGCTTATATCCGCCCTCTACGTCAGGTTCGAAGTTTTCTAACTCTAAGGCTTCTCCCGGTTGCATCATAAATGTAGAGCGGTTCTTTATCAGACCGCCTTCACAGTTGAATGCCACAGGTTGTGCTTGAGATAGATCAGCCAATTACACAGCCCTCATGTAGTTTTTGCGGTTGAGAAGCTCTACCTTCATACGCTTGATACCGTCGTCATACTCTTTCAAAGAAAACTGTGCAGACTGTACGTCTGACCTAAACAGATGAGTGTAGTATTTTGCACGAGAAATTATCACTGGTTCGAATCGCGTCGGAATAATCGACGTATCAGTCGCCGAAGATAGATCAGTATGAGAAACGTAATAGTCGAATTCCAATGTTCTGTTGCTGGTGTCGGGTATAGGGGTTAAACCAATCTCATCGTTGTACGTGGTGTACACATACTCAGGGTCTGCAAACTTGTCGGTATCTAAACGATTGTCACGTTCCCTATATCTCTCGTTGTATTCTTCGTAGGACAGATACTTCAAGGGTATAGGTTCTATGTTTTCGCTCAACTCAATGAGCTTGACATACGCTGCGCTACCTGCTGCTTCAGTAAATGACACGAAGTGTGTAATTGCTGTGGCAGTGAATGTGGTTTCGTTTAGGGATACTTCGTTGGCGTTTGATACGGTCAATGTGGCAGACTTGGTTTGTGATCCCCCAGAGCTAGTGCCTACATCCAAAGTGAGGGTGCCACCGCTTGTTTGTGTTAGGATTATGTATGAACGACCTACAATGAGGTCAGATATTTCTTGTGTTACTTTTGCACTAGTAAGAAGCAAAGTGTTACCAAACTTAGAACTTGCAGCAGGACTACCCGACACTGTGGTCCATCCTGTTATGCTTGCAGACCCCGACACTTCGTACGTGCCGTTGGTTATGTAGTTCTTAGGCTTTAAAAACATGTTGTCGTAGTCTACATACTTCAGGGTGGATGCTATACTTGCATGGCTATACAGTTGTTTACCAGCTATAACATCTATGGAGCCTGTTGCTTGTGTAAAAGGCCAATTTAGTTCTGAGTTGATTAAATCAGTGATAGAACGATTTACGTAATCTTTAACTGTAGTCTGCACTCCACGCGAAGAACCGAAGTTAGAGCTTGTCAACTCTACCTCGTTGAAATCACGTAGAACATTATTAACTAGGGTGAGGTAGGTGCTTGCCATATCAGTAGCCGTTAAGTTTCGCTATCAAGATCTTCAAGTGCATCAAGCTTGTCTTGAGCATCCGCCCAACTAGCGACTGCCTTGTCCATCTCCTCAAGCAGTTGCGGGTGTTCCCCGATAGCTGCCGGGTTTTTTGTGTAATTTGTGTAAATAAACAACGCATCTTTCTTTTGAGCTTCATACTTGTGTTTAAGTGCTTCATAAGCAAGACGTTTCATAGTGCTATCCTCGTACAACATTATACACCTTTATACTGTTATTGGCAAGAATTATTTTCTTGACTTTTCTATCGCTTCGAATGTTTCACGTAGTGTAGGAGGTTTTTCGTGTTTAGGGTCGTACTTACATTGTATCTCTCGTGGGTAGTATTCTCCCATGTTGATCCAAACACTATCCACCGTATTGTTAGGACCATGATATATACAAAGCCTTTCTCCGTCTATGTTGTTGCATCCCTTCAGTCTGCACGTTACGTACTCAGGCCAAGTTTCTGCGTTAGCTGCCAAGCCCTTGAGAAACAATACAAAACCAACAATAAGTCCTGTACCTACACAGCCCATAATTATCCACGCTACTACCTCTACAAACTTACGGCGGCGTTGTCTTTGTTTGTACAAGGTTTCTTGGCGTTGCTTGCGGATGGAACCCTCCATCTTTACCAACTCATCCCACTTGGACTTACCCATCGTCATGCCAATCCACTGTTGTAGTTCGTAGCGTTGTTGTTGGGCTTTCTGTTTAGCAGCGAATGTTTCTATTGCTTCTTGTTCTACAGACTTACCTGCAAACAACTTTTTGAAAATGGGCGGGTTCTTCGCTTCCTTCTCAAGCATGTCCAAGTCAGACATGGCACCCATCCAACGGGATAAGTCAGACGCCATCGACTCAATGTCACGACCTACTTGGAACCCCTTCTTTATAGCTCCAAATGCGGCAGATGCGGTAGCCATTGCACTGATTGGGTCCATTTACGCTGCTTTCTGTAGCGGGTTATTCGCATGTACTCCCATCCACTTACTCCACTCAGCGTAGTAGTGTCTCATTCCTACTTCGTCGTGGATAGTTCCGTTTTCGTGTCTGCCGTGCAATATGTTGCGAGGTTCAGTTCCGGGCCGCATTGTTGTGCCCTGACCCGCTACCCCAATTAAGTCTTCATGCAGATTACGACCAAACGGTCCCCATATTGAGTTGTGGTGTTCGATGCGTGTGTTTCGTTCGGTTGGTGTGTCGTTTTTTAATCCGTAGCCACGAAACTCAATCAGCACTTTGTCAGGACCAAGTGGAGTTACGCTGTCGCTGCGGTATGCACTGCCTCGCAAGTTAAAGTTGTAGCCGGGAAACAAGTCTACCATATACCACTGGTTTGGTGGCAAGTTGGGAAAAGACAATTCACCCCTGTCGTCAAACCCGTCGTATTCTTCGTAGTTGACTGTAAAGCTACTTACGTTTACGTGGCCGTTATCAAACGGTATATTTTTTCTAGCGAAGTATTCATCGTTAAAGCCTGACACACGGTTAAAGTAGTGCATGAAGTCGTGGTAGAACTCACTGTTAGTATCATGCCACAGTTTGTAGTTTGTACCTATAATGGCTTTGTGGTAGTGGAATACCTCTAGTTCTTCTGCATCAATAGCATCAGCAATACAATCAAACGCTCCACAAGTCCACTCCTCTACACTCATGTCTGGGTTCTTGTTTAGCGTAACCCACACCATGCCACCATGCTTTACTTCGCAGGGCAGTTCGCCCCAGCCTCGTGCGTGATAGCACAAAGATATGTCGTTACCTGAAGGGGATGTAACACCTTTGTTTAAAAATGACCTGTAGCCATTGTCAAATTTAACAGTGATTATATTTTGCCCAGCTATCTGTGCAGTCCTGTAGCTTCCTATGTGTTGCATTTCACTCTTGTGAAAGCAGGGAACCCACACTCTTGAAAAGATGTTTGTTAATTCTTCTTCGTACAGGCTTTGGTCAGAGTAGATAAGAGAGTTTACATATTCTAGGTTAGGTCTTTTAGTCCAGTTTTTGTGATTACGTGGTGGCATCAGTATACCTTTACGTTACCTTCCGTTATGAACTTCGGCACACAGTATGCCGTCAGGAGATTGCCTTGTTTGTGTAGGGTTTGTGCGTACCAGACGCATTCGTTGAGGTCTTTGAAGTGCATGTCGTTGCTGACCAACTTTTTGTCATCTCCTACGCCCACAAAAACAAACAGGAGAAAGACGTGTACCATAATACGTTAGAACTCTCCCGTCTTCATAGCCTCTGCCAATTTAGTGGCCCGTGATTTTACTTGACGTGCCCAACGCGAGTCGAGCATCTCGATTGATGCGGTATCGAAATCCCCTGCCTCTACTGCTGCCCACATCTTCTTGAACTTACACAGACGCGGTACACCCATGTTGAATGCCATGTCCATCAAGATAAGTTGCCGTGCAGCATCTAATTTGTATACACAGGGGTGCGCTTTGCACAGTTCCTTCTCTACGATCTTTATGTCATTTGTAGCTAGGTACTTGGCGTCTGCTTCGTTTATGCCGTTTGTGTACACGATAGCCATGTTAGGTATGTCCATGTACTCCAGTTCTTCTGGAGTGATGCCACGATCTTTGAGGTTACGCCCTATGCCTATAGTCTCTATACCCAAACTGTCTTTGTACACAGTGAGGACCATACCCTCATGTTCAATCAGTTTGTACAGGAATGTGTTTCTGTCGTATTTCATTTCTTTATCGTATGCGTGTGCATTCATCGGGTTTTTCTCCACTGGGTAACCTCCCGTGTTTTCCATCTTGAACATAGACATCTATACTTCTTTTGCTCCTACTACAGTGCATTTGTAAGTTATTGATTTCCAATCGCCGTCTATGGGTAGCTCTTCGTGGAGTGCTTGCATCTCAATACACATGGGCTTCTCTTCGAACCACTGTATTGTTTGTGTAGCACAAGTCTCTAAGGAACAAACTGTCAGCATCAAAGACCAAACAACTTCCATTACACTATGCTTTTTCGTGACTCAGCCAAACCGCAAATGCACCTGTCATGGCCCCCGTGACTACACTCACTAGACCCGCCTGTGCGTTTGTCGGATCTGGCAGGAGCATGAACCAATCCACTACCCGCCAAGCGGATATTGACATCATAATCATCATCAAGCGGGGTAGTATCTTCCACTTGAGGAACCGCTCCATCGTTACTTCTGCCATGCTTACTTCTTTCCAAAGAACTTCGTCGCACTTCTAACTCCAAAGCTTGCAGCAACAATAACGCCCAAGCTGTACTGGTACCATTGAGGCATTTGCTCCAGTTGTTGAAATCCATGTGATACGACATCTTCCATCCCCGGAATGAACGCTAGTATGAGGGGCACAGAAAACAAAATTACCAGCCACTCGTCTTTCCACGAGTTTTGACTGCCTTTGACTGCAGCTAAGTCCCAGTCAATCTCACCCGTCGCCTTTTTTTCCATAATAGTCGCTTCAGCTTTGGCCGTTGCGACTTTCGCCAAAGTCTTAGCTTTTTTTGTCTCAACCGTTCCTTCAAGCCACGTACCTGCTAGTTGTGTGATTGGTCCGATAAGTAGGCTTAACATTTCCACCTCTTTCGTGCTTGGCGCAGACGGCTATTCGGATCTTTTGCAGCTTTGGGAAACTTCTTCATTTGTCCTGCAGAACGGGCACAGAATGATTTACGACGTTTGGCTGCTTTACTTCCGGGCTTCACTTTGCCTGTAACTGCAGTCTTGAGCTTGCTGCCGGGGTTCTTGCGACGGTACGCCTTCACACCCGCCTCTGTCATACCCGCGCCCTTTTTGGTAGGACGAAAGTTCTTCTTGTTGCGGGCTGGCATTTTATCAGGCTTTCTTGCCACTGGCCTTCTTCCTTTTTCTACCCGAAGCCGTTACCGACCAGTTTACTCTGCGTGGTCCGGTCTTTTTTCTTGCTTCACTTTTGCTAATGCGCTTCGCAACTTTAGCTGGTCTACAGGCAGGATAGGGACGCTTCTTCTTTTCAGAACCAGAACGACCACACTTCTTGCCAGTCTTTACATCCCGCCAGTCTTCTTTGAACCACTTTGTCAAGCCGCCCTTTGGTTTAGCCATCAGGCATACGTCCCGCCACGTTTCTTGTACGTCCTAACAAGCCAAGCATTTGCATATGCTGACGGGTAGACATCAAATTTCTTCTTTGCCTCTGCCTTTACACGGGCGTACAACGCTTTGTTTTTGGGTGTTGCGCCCTTCGACTTCTTCTTGGGCTTGGGTGGTGCCTTCTTTGTCATCATTTTCCCCAGTGTTTAGCTAAATAATTTTGTACAAGGGTAGATTTTAACGCCATAGTTTCATTCTTTTCTTTTATAAAGCTGCTGTTTATTTCAAACAAACTTTTAAGAATGTAGCTTTGTTCGTACGATACGTTACTGGACATCCATCCTATGATCGCTTTACGTGTTCCCTTTGTTATGGGCCTTACACCGTGTGCGTAGATAATAGGAAAGATGAGTAGCTGTCCCTTACCTACGGTGTAACTTACTTCGCCAATCTCATTTTCTAGTACAAACTCTCCACCCTCGTAGTCGTCTGTAAGTCCTAGTGAGAACCCGTAGTCAAAGTATACGTTGTTACCTTTGGGTGCAGCACGAAAGGTATCTATGTGCTT